CAGAGCAGGTGAAAGAAATGTTGAAACATACATTCTTAGGTTATGAAGTTGTAGAGCGTATCGATGTGACCACACAGCAGCCAGAGCGCGTCAGAACGCTCAGGAGGACATCAAAACTTGATACGGGGGAAATGCATGTCTTTATGCAAAAAGTGGAATGTTGGGCGATTGGCATACGTTGTTTTGTGACGATACCGGAAAGTTCGGAGTATATGAAATTAAAACAGGCATAGGAAAATTAAATGGCACTAAAAAGGGATAAATACGATGCCGTGTTCTCTGAATTAGTTCGCGAAAGAACGAACTGGATATGTGATTATTGCGGACGACATTTTCAGCATGAACGCGCTAAGCTGCACTGCTCACACTTCAAATCAAGACGACATAAAGCCACCCGTTATCACCCCTTAAATAGTTTTTCGCACTGTCAAGGCTGTCATCGTAAATTAGGCGAAGACCCTTACGAGTTTACCGCGCATGCAGAAATTACCTACGGTGAGATGACCATTGCCAAAATAGCGATGCTAGCAAATACCCCTGTAAGGCTCAAGGTGGGTGAAATGGATGAAATCTACCGTCAAATGAAAAGTGAGCTAAAAAGAATGAAAACGATGCGACTTAAAGGTTTTTTAGGGCGCATTGAGTTTTTCTTGCCGGATTGGTATCAGGCCGGCATTACCTTTCGAATGGGCGAAGAAAAAGCCCACACACTTTAAAACACCATTACTATTCAACGCAGGGCATTGATACCATGCCTCAATTCATATTTTTGCCGGAGGGGAGATGAGTAGGCACGTAAAAGATTTACTGGAAGCATGGGGAAACTGGAGCATGAGCCGCATTGGAACCGAGTACAAAGGTATGTCTACCATTGCTCCTATTAAATTCGATGATGACAGACCTTGGCTAAGTGATGAGGAAGGCGAAATAGTTGATAAGGCCGTAGCAGGATTAAAGAAATATGACATCGATGGATATAACATTATTTGCTTACATTATCAGCATCATATTTCATGCCGAATGATAGCTAAAAACTGGAAGAAAAGACCTGATTATATCACGGCTTACATGGGTAGGGCTGAATCCTACATAGCGGGCACAGTTCACACACTCCTTAAAGCAACAAATTGACAACACCGTATAGACTATCGTATGCTGACCGCACTAGAATTCACAAGCGGTCATCCGCACCCGATAGCCCTGCGGCTTTTTTATGCCTATAAAACGGCGTAAGCACATCCGAAGGCCGGGTGGAGAGGCGTAATAAAACACCCGAAAGGGGAATATGCCCGGAGCGTCTTGTGAAGCTCTAGTTGACGCCCGGCTACCAGCTACTGACTGGCAGACGTAACTAAAATTCGCAAGGAGTTTAATCATGGCTACTATAGCTATTAAATCTGTTGAATTTAAATTTGAAGATCAAGACATTCGTACAATCATCAGCAATGGTGAACCGTGGTTTATCGCAGAAGATATTTGCAATGTTCTTCAATTAAGTAATCCCTCTATGTCATTGAAATCATTAGATGAAGATGAACGGTCTAAGTTTAACTTAGGGCGTCAAGGTGATGCTAATATCATCAACGAGTCTGGTCTTTACACTCTAGTATTACGGTGTCGTGATGCTGTTAAGCAGGGGACTTTACCTTGGCGATTTCGTAAATGGGTAACAAATGAAGTCCTTCCATCGATCCGCAAAACGGGTAAGTATGAGCACCCGCAATATTCTCCAGAAGCCAGAGAATTATTAACCGCAGATGACACCTCACATCTTTCTCGTTTAATTTGGACGATGGCCAACGGCTTCCGATTTGAGCGTTCATGGACACAAGGCATCTGGTATGCTTTACGTCATGCAACAGGCGTAGAGTCACCACAAAACTTTGAAGTTAACCAGATACCGATAATAGCAAAAGAATGCGAAAAGATTTATAACTTCACCAATGGCGTTAAAGAAGCGATCTATGAAGCGGAGAAACAGGCCGTAAGGCGAGTACTACGCAAACGTGAGGACGCAGAGAAGGTTTTAGCTGAGATGAAACAATTACTTAAAGAGAGTAATCAGGAGCATACCTTTGTTTTGACCGATACATTAGCACGCTGGCAACAAGCAGAGATACAGCAATTTTTACAGCGGCGTTAAATACTGATCAAATCCTCAGTAAAATACTTGACTGTCCGTACATCCGTACAGTATTATATGCTATAGTAGCGTAAAGCTATTGAGTTAGCGCTTAAACATATATTAGAACCTCGCTTTTTGCGGGGTTTTTTGTTGCTTCATTAACCAAATAATAATATCTTATCAACGCACTACTTTTTGTAAGCTCGTATGGTACATATAGGTAAATAAGGCAGTAGTGCATAGCCCCATGTGAAAGCGTGGGGTTTTACTTTTTATGCTATTTTGAAAACGGATTGATAGCCGTGATTATATGACTCAAAAGCATCTTTATGACGAAGAGCGCCAGCTTGACTATCTGAAATTTGAGTTAAAACTGAGTCGTCATAAGCTTTTTGCGCTCCAGTAAGCGCATGGTGACGACCTAATTCATAGGCGCATCCCGCACATTTGTGACGACTATTTTGACCTTGATTATTAGAAAGAGATGTAAATAAATGGTTGTAGCGATGAGGCTTTTGACAAATATTCTTATTCATTAAAATCAGTCCTGTATATAAACAGGGCTTTACACAGATCACCAAGTGAAATAAACTAAATGCGTGATCACATGTAAAACCTTGTCGTTTTATCTTCTGTCCCTGATAGTTGTCGCTATCAGGGATTCCTATATATAGTATTTAGTATTCAAAATATATACTATATGTCGTTATTATATTCTTGAGCAAAAAAAGATCAACGAAAAGATCGACTTACGAATTTTCACCCCTTGTTGATGGTGGGGCTTTTCGTTTTCGCCACCGCAAAACTGTCAGTTCAAATAGCTTAAACAAGTAAGGCGGCTGTCTTCCTGTTTAATTGTTAAACATGAGGTTAAAGTATGGACGAACGTATAGAAGTATTAGAAAGTAGAATAGCTGAATTGGAAAAACAGTTCACAGAGATGAATAAGGTGAACTGCTGTACTAAATCAGAACATGGTGTTAATGCTATTGTTCAAAACGTTTTAGATTTAACCCGAGTAAAAAAGGCTACATCCAATTTTAAAACAAATTGTAAAGTCAATTATCAACACAGTGTCGATGCGGGGATGTGTATTAAAGCTGATTTGCGTCAATCAGCTTAATATTTTTAACTACGTCTTTCATTATTGGTGAGTTAATCTCTGACAGCCCATCTAACACAACTTGTCTTTTCTCATAGTCAGTTGCAATTATCGCCAATAAAACTTGCTTAATAGCTACAAGCTCGTGTACAATGGGTTCTGGAATAGATTTATTCATGTTAAATTTAAATGGGTAAAATTTTTTCTCAATCATTTTTTCATTCTCTAGTTTATTAATTTAAGTATCAGCTAATTCATCAATTAGCTGTATCGCAATCTTAGCTTAATTTAATCAAATTAACATTTATTCAAAGCAATGGAACCCTCAATAGGAGGGCATATGCGTATGTCTGAAAAATACTCAACACCTACCGCCTACCTTTGGGGCATCATGACGACTGTTCTAGGTTTCTTTACCCTTGAGCAGTGGGTGGCAGTAATCGGTATTGTCTGCACGATAGGGACATTTTTAATCAACGTGTACTACCGCAAAAAGGAGTACAAACTTAAGGAGCGTCAATATGAAAATACCGAAAAAAATATTGATGGCAACAGGCGGTAGTGCATTGCTTTTAGCGTCAAGCATGATAACCCATTTCGAAGGGCTGAGACTTAAGCCCTATTTCGATGGTGGCGGTGTGCTTTCTGTTTGTTACGGTCACACAGGTAACGATATTCACCGTAACCGGACTTACACACAAGAAGATTGTGATAAGTGGCTTGATGACGATTTGAAGGTGGTTAAACGGTATGTTGACCCGCTGGTCAAGGTCAATATCAACACACTGACTCAAGCAGCGCTTTATTCATTTTCTTACAACGTGGGTGTGGGAAATTTTGCCAAATCGACATTACTCAAAAAGCTCAACGCTGATGACCGAAAAGGCGCTTGTGAAGAAATGAAACGCTG